TGCATCTTCTACGATTTCTTTTAATTGGTCATCTACTGATTCAGAGAATATCAAGAAAGAACCTGTATCTAACTTTTCATCTATTCTTAAATTTGTATCTTTAGGATTACCTGCAAGGTAATGTAAGTTTGGTACATAAACTGAACCACTAAAAACTTGTGTATCTGATGGTTCATCACCTAAGATGTTAGAACCACTTGAAAAGATTACAGATGCTGATTCAGTAGTTACAAACAACTCGTATGCACTAATAGAACCACTTACAGAGATATTTCCACTAAAGTTGGTATCACTACCTGTTACAGAGAAAGCATCTCTTAGAGAGGATGTATATGCTTCGATTGCATCTACTCTTGGGTCATGGTCTGATGCAGTTGCTTCTAATTCATCCAACCTTAAATCAACAGATGCAGAGTACACCTCTACATTACCTATACCATTTACGGTAGAAGATGATATTTCTGATTCTACAAATAAAGAACTTGTTAAAGTTACATCATATGAACCAGTTTCTATTGATATACCAATACCATTACCTAATCCATCTTGTAGTTGGAAATCAGATTGAGAGGCAAAACCTTGAGTTGAATCTGCAAAGTTAACTAACCCCTTATAGGATTGTGATATATATAAATTACTTAAATCACTCATATCTTTATTCTTTTTTTTAAGTGTACTGCCACTGTCTTAATGCTTCATCTATATGTCCACCATCCCATCGTTCTGGAGTTGTACTCCATACTTTGGGAGATATCCAAAGTTCACAATTCTCACAAGTTTCATAATCCTCGTAAGGAAGAGCTAGGATAGGAAGATTGTAAAAATCCCAATCATCTTTACCATCTATCTCTTCTAATATTTCAAAACATCTTAAGTTATCATAAGATGTTAAATCTACTCTTGGGTTCGGAGTGTATTTAGTACTAAATACCTGTCCTATTGAACCACTTGTTTCTAATACTGCATTGTACAACTCTTCAGTTTCACAATCTTGTATTTTAAAATACTGCCCCTCAGGGGCTATCAAAAAAAAAAGGCAACGATTCTTATCATTGTGACATGTTAGGTTGAATGTTGCTGACCAACCGGCCAGTCCATTATCAAACCTATCAACAAATGGTTCACAACTGATATCGCCAAATATCTCAAACCCCTCTACTTTATTTTGTGTGTATGATGTTAAATCGTTTATTACTGCTAGTGTGTTAGCATGAATATCAACAACATCATCAGTACCATAGTAAGGAATAGTTTGTTCATTTGTTCTTCCATCGCTTTCGTTTTGTAATACTTTATGTTTATCTGCAACTATTAGTTGTATTCTATAATCTGTTGTCTTTTGTCCAAACGTTGCATCTTGTATCATCACATTCCCAACTGGATATTCTGGAAACTGCATATTATCTATTGAGAACACATCTCCTTGCGTTACATGAGCAATCGAAGGATGGTTCTTCATAATAGTTTTAAAGAAGTTAAGAGTGTTGTAATACAACGTAAAGTTGGTATCACCTTTCTTAACTATCTGTTGTTGTGCTGGTGTTTGTGATGAACTCATATCTTATAAATTAATTCCTCCAAAGTATTGATTAGACTGGTCAGGATAAATCTGTGTACTATCTCCAACTGATTCTAAGTACTCTGGTATGTTTTGTGAATTTGCTAAAAGGTAATCTTGTAATCTTGTAGAATAGTATCCTGCGTTATCTAATGCTTTAGCAAGTAAGTAATCTACTTCATTCTTACCAGGTGATACAGATGTTTCACTAATGTGTTTTACTGCACCATTTGATTTAAATGTTATAGCACTAAAAGGAATATACTCAACACAAGAATACCAAATCAATGTAGGTTTTACATAATCAGATATTAACGTTTGATATACACCATCAAAACTTGTATTAGCTTCTATATCATCTTGTAGTTTATTATAAAGTACAGTTCCTAAAAGGTTTAACAAGTATTTTTCTTGTGCCGTTCTTACAAAAGGTAACAACGCATCTGCATCAATTGCTCCACCTAATGGTGTGTTCTTAATGATATCGTTTCGTGTTATGAATAATCCAAATGCCATAATAATTTCTTTTTAAAGTTCTTCTTCCTCGTCTACGAAATCTTCATATTGTCTTGAGAAACCAAAATCTGATGGTCTTGGGTGTGTTTTCTCTTCCATAAAGTTTTCTTCTGTTGTTTCTTCATTCTTCAATGAATCATTAACATCTTCTTGTGCTTCTTCTACTGTACTATCTGTATCTTCTGCAGTATCTGATAGAATAACTAAAGGTGTTAACTGGTCAAAGTATAAATCATGTTTACCCCATCCACCTTCAACAAGAACTTTATCAATACTATTCAACAGTAATTGTTGGAATGGTTGTATTGTCATTGTTTGGAAGATTGAGTAAGCTGTTTTCATTTCTTCTGCTTGAGATGAGAAACCATTTGCTGCAGTACGAATACCAAATAGAAGAGGTGATACAATTCTATGTGCTACCAAGATTCTATCTTGTGCATATTCTGCAACGTATGTGTACTTCTCGTGAAGGTTCTCGATAGGTATGGTATCAATAGTTGGCTTGTTAATAGCATCATCGTTAAACGATACCATAAACCTTCCAGCGTTCCTTGTACCACTAAACTTAGTTTCTAATAAAGATTCTATTGTTTGTCTTTCCTCAGGTGCAGGCACTCCATTGTTAAAGTTAACCATTGCAACTGGCAAGAATCCATTCTCAATATTGTTTAAGTGTAGATTAGATAATTCTGCTTCAGTAAAAGAATACTGTAATGAACTTATCCAATCTGGTAACGAGTAATAATATCTGTTAGGTTCGTAATCTTTTATATATACTATCTCTCTTTGTTCTGTTGATGTACCAAAGATAGGAATACGAATCTTTTCTTTTTGTTTTCTTACATCATGCCAATCTGTACAATAGTAGTATGCTTCACATCTTGTACCTAAGTGTATCTTCTCTGCTCTTAGAGTTTGTACTGGTACATGGAACATCTTGATTACTTTTGTATGTTCGTTATTCCATAAGATTTGGAATGCAGCATTACCATATAGTTTTAAATCAAATGATACTTTCTTTAAATCTTCTGCAGGTATTAACTTCCCAAGTGTATCTTTGAATTCATCCTCATCTGTTATTAATCCTTTACCATAGATTAAATCTGCTACACCATCAACACACGCAGCAGTAGTAGTAGATGTGTTATATCCTTCTGTAAGTAAAGAAAAGAAATCATCTTGGTCTTGTACACCTACTGGTACCCAACCGTATCTTGTTTTGATATCTTCTGTTACAATAGGTACTTCCTCCCTTGTAAAGTTTACCACAGAAAAGTTTTGTTCTTTTTTCATAATACTATATATTCGTTATCTGTTTCATATGATACATACCCATCGTTCTGAGTATTATAAACAGTTTTATCAACTGATTGAGATGCATATACTTGAATACTACCTCTCCATATAGAACCACTCACAGAATCCTTTATTTCCGCTAGGAATTCTTGTGCAGTTCTTAAGTCATCTAGTGATTGTGAGAACGTAAGTATGTTCTCATAAGGATTGAATGTATATGAACCACTTAAATCATATGAGGATGTTGTTAATTCTAACATATCATATAAATCTAAAGATAGTGTACCACTACCTGTATCTTGTGTTCGTATCACAAACTCATTCGTATTGTCTATGTAGTAACTAAGCATTATCTCGTTATTATCTCGTTTTAACTTATAACAATCCGATAATAACTTATAGTAAAAAGAAAACCCCTCTCACAAAGAGAAGGGTTTTTACTTTAAAAGTGTATCTTCTATGATATACCGTTAACTTACGATGCTACTATTGTAGGTGCACCATCTAACCCAACGAATGGGTCAGCAGCGGTTGCACTTTGTAAGAAGGCTGCTGGTAAAGGTTCTGTACCGGTAAACGTAATCGAATAACCAAATAAATCTCCTAGACCTGCTCCAGTCTGAATAGTTCCTGCAGTTAAATCTGCTCCTTCAGTTTCTCCAACTAATAGTGCCTCTCCGTTCTTAGTATGAACGATAATTTGAGGTCTACCATAAGCTAACAATTTCAACTGAGTAGTCATCTCATTAGTTAACTTCTTAAGGTTAAGAGTTAACTCTTGTGAGAAGAATGTTGTACCATTATCTCTTGATGAATTTACAGTCTCAGTATATGCAGAAGTACCTTTAAGTTCATATTTGTACACAGTATATCCAGTCAAGTCATCAACTTCACCATCTGTGTTCTTATCGAAAGAGCCTGAATTATAGTTAATAAAGTAAACGGCTTGTAATCCACCGATTGACTCTTTACATACTTCTTCTCTTCCATTTGTAATTAAACAACTCATAGTATCTCCTGTTTTTAAATGTTAAACTTATGCTAATCCTAGTACAGTAACTTCGCTGTTAATACCAACTGCAGTTCCTGCTGTATATCTCATGATAACTCTAAAATTTTGTGAGCCATCAATGTCGGCCATATCTAGCACTCGTACTTCATTGTAGTCAGAAAGTAAACCTGTACCGAAGTGTAGGTTAGATTTCTGTGCTGCGATGATTACGTTTTCACTAGCTGTTAGACCAGGTGCGTGTACTAACTCAATACCTTGGAAGTTAGTTGGTTTCTCACCTACGTTAAGTTGTGAGTTGAATGAACCAACGTTTACTTGACCTGATTGAGATGCTTGCCATAGTTTCATACCTTTAGTTGAAAGGTAAATTACTAGGTCATCTTTTCCATAAACTGCTGATGGAATTGCATCATATACAGCTTGTAGTGCATCGATGATGTTATCTTTAGTTAATGCAATTGATGGGTAATCAACTGAACCTGATTGTGCGAAAGTTGGTGAATCTGCTGAACCAGATGCAATAGTTAATCTTTCTACATATCCTAAGAATGAACCGTTTCCGATTGCACCATCCCAAATAGATGTTTCAGTTGCTTCAGCAACTTTTCCACCTACATAAGAAATTAGGTAATCGGTAAAGTTTCTTGGGATTTCATCAAATGCTGAATAACCCATAGAAATTGCTTCCCATGAATCCAAGAAATTTTGCTTACATAATTCTAAGTTAACTTGTAGCTCTTTTGGCTCAAGTACTACTTCTGAAATTGCTACTGAACCAGTAGTTTCGAAGTTACACGATGCATCGTTCACGATTGAACCTACATCTAGTTTTTGTATCACCTCTTTGTACTTTACATTAGGGTGAATGTTTACATTTCCTTGGTCAAGTGTCTTTGCACTTAGCAAGGCTGCCGCGATGTAATCTGAACTTGCTTCTCCAGCATAAGTTGAAGTTACTGTTGGCAATGAAAGGTTTTGTTTGTTTCTCATTTTTTCTCTCTAATTAATTAATTATACATTCTTGAAAGAACTGAAGAATGGTAGTTGGTTTGTTTCTTTTTAGCATTAGCTCTTTTAAACTTAGATGTTTCAACTGGTGCACCATCTAACTTCTTAGCTTCTACTTCTTCTTCTTCCTCTTCGAGTTCTTCTGTTATTTCTTCTTCTGCTGCTTCTTCAAGTTTCTTTTCTAACTCATCAATACGATAAGCCATCTCTTCCACTTTCTTAGCAACATCTTCTAAGTTAATAGTAATTTCATCTTCTCCTTCTTCGGCTTCAGCTTCTGCTGCAGGTTCTACAATCTCTGTTTCTTCTTGTAGTTCCTCATCATCTGCTTTTTCCATTGCTTGAGGGATGTCCTTATCTACTTTAATAGTTTCTTCTGATAGGTCTTTCTCTTCGTCTCCTTTGTCCTCAAGTTCAACGTTTTCACGCTCTGTGATGACACCTCCCTCCGTAAAGATTTTGAAACGAACAGTCTCACCTTCAGCACCAGTAAGTTCTAATTCGTGTTCTCCATCAGGTGCTGGGGTTTTTGTTCCATCTTCTGAAACAACTTCAACAGTTACACCTACATCGAAAGTTGGAGATTCTAAAATAGTACCATCAGCTAGTTTTGCAAAAGTAAATTTCACTTCTTCAGTTGGTTTAACTGATAGGAGTGTCATTATCTTTCCTAATACTGTGTTTGATTCCATAATTATCTCTCGTTTTTAGATTTAACCTTATAACAACTAAGGTTGGGTTTATATTAATTTTTATTTAGTTTATGTTGTTGGGGGTGCACTCTTGTATGGATGACCAGTAGGTAAATTACCTTCAGTTCCCCATTTCCATGCAAGATATCCTTCTATTTTTTGTTGTGTATCTGTGGTTATGTTTGTATCTACAACACATACGATTTCTCCATATAGACCTTCAAATAAATCAGCAAAGTTACCGGAGCCCCATGTATCACTATTATATGCTCCACCGATTACCGGTCTTACATCATCAGTTAAGTTATTTGGTATACCTGTATTAGTCCAATCACTAAATTTATTTGCATCTTGATAAGCTCTTAATTGTGACTGATTTGTACCACTATCATATTCCATTAACAGTTCGTTAACTGATGGAGAAAGTATTCCACTTGATTTTAGTGTTATA